GGCATCTTGCCCGCCTCCTTGTATTTGTCATACAACTCCTCAAAAATCTCGTCGTAGTCCTCGGCATTCTCGTGAACTGACTCAGACCAGCCCTCCAGATTCACATCCACCGGGTTAAAACGCTGATTTAAGAACTCAGCACCCGTGGCAAAGGTCATCAGCATGTTACGCTGGAACTTAAGGGATGCCTCAAGGTTACGGGAATCTACAACACGGCTGTATTCCGCCTTGATTTCATCTAGACTGTTAGCCATTGTCATACGCTGGCCACCCATACCCTTGCTGGAAAGACGGGACATACGCGTTAGATACGAGTTCTTTTCACGGGCCTCATCCTCGGCTGACATCTTGGGCTCGGCCGAAGCAGAAACAGTGCCAGAGTTGATGTCAAAGTTGATAGGCTGCTGAACAGGCTTTGAGAATGAGTCATTTCTAGAACTGAAATTAGGAACAGCAACAGATGGAGCAGAACTGACAGTCTCCATGTTATCCAGATTTACGAACTCCAAGTTTTCACTGAAGCCGCCACCGCCACCGGAGCCTCCATCAATTGTGATGGTAGGGCCAGAAGAACTTTCCTGCCGGGTTCCGATATTGATCTTATTAGTGTTTGTTAGCAGTGACATACCCATATCATCTGCTAGATCGCTGATGCCGCCAATCTCAATTTCGTTGGCTTTCTTCGCAAATTGGATCAATTCTTCGGGTCCAGGTCTAGAACCGCCGAAACTAACTGACATCTTCTGTTTCTTATTTCTAGACTATTTGGCTTTTCTTTACGCAGGGACTTCATGCCCGCCAGTTGTCCTCAGTAGCCAACAGTAGCTTCTAGAATAAATCAATCTGTGCTGTTATATCATGTGCGGCATTTGGTGGACTTCCAGATACATATGAAAGAAGTAGATGAATATAATCCCCTGAATTACACCGTACCGAACCAGTAAATGTTAGATTAATTGTACAATCCTCCAAACGGCAGTTCTCTCCCATCGTAATCATGGTAGTTGAGGAAGTCACATTCATTTGAAGAATAACTGTTTGAGTATTCAAGCCACGCATAGCAGTACCATCTTTTAGTGTTATGCCCGAAGCAAGTGTATAGGTTCCAGGCATAATCCAAATTGTTTGACCACTTGATGATGCTGTAATCGCCGCAGCGATTGTGAGCCATGCTGAACCGCCTATGGAAGCAGTTGAATCATTTCCATAGACGGCATCTACAAAAAGCACAGTACCGCGTAGAATTGTGGTACCTGCTGGACCTGCTGGACCCGGGCAGCCTGTTCCTAATAAAGCACGTGCTCTTCGTAAATCTGTTAAATCTGAACAACTTGCAATTATATCTCTTACTCGGGTAAATATATTAGACCAACAAACATTTCAAACCGGCACTTATAATGGAACTTTTAACTTGTCGCCTGGAAGGATTGGTTTGAAATAAGTATTATAATGTTGTATAACATAATCAACTGACTTAGTCTGAGCCTTTGGATATAAATATTGTTCATAAGAATCTTGAGATGGATTGCTTGATAATATTGCTATAATATTATTATCTTTCTGAAATTCATTCAATATAGAATTGTATTTTTTTGTAGTCCTATTGGGTAAATTTATGTATTTATGGGTTTTATCTTTGTAAATAAGAACTACTTTTTTTTGAGAAGCCAAGTCGCCCCAGAAATGTTCAAGTTCTGGATTTTTACCCCAAACTGTTTCAGGGTCATTCACCATTTGTAATACTCTTTTTGATATCTTTCGTGTTTTATTGTTTCTTTTTACCATATATTAGCTAGATAAAAAAAGTTTTGATTTCATTCTTATGACTTAGTATGCGAAGTCGAAATAATCTAGAAATTATTCCTCCTGGAGTACGCTTATGTATTTTACTTATCTGAAATATGTCAATCTTATCCACAGTATATTCTTTCAAAAGATGACTATCTTCTTCTTTTGACCACGCAGTGCCTTAATTATTATAGTATTCTAGGGCTTCCATAACGTAGTAGACCAGTGGTCATTTTAAACGGAAGCAGTTAGACATAACTAATTTCTACACTATAATTATAAAAATGGAGCAACACTGGATGATGGTATTACACTCAGTAGTAATTGGAATTATAATATGCGTATTTATGATATTTGGATTAGGGCAACAAAATGAGGTTGCAGAACGTAGAAGTATTTTAATAGCATCATTCGTTTTAATATATATGATATTGTTCGGACACGGATTACCCTTGAAGTTAAATAAAATTTAGATACTTATAATGCCGTTTTAAAATGCCCGCTGATCTAAATAAAAAATTTCTAAGCCAACCATTTACCCTCAAGATATTGCTGGATGCCTTCTGTAGAACCCCGAAAGAACACCAACCATAATGAGCAGTTACCCGAGCCAAAGACTATTTCCCTGCAGCGGGACATAATAATCATGATTGCTAGAAACTGAAGGGCATATTGATAATTCTCTGATTGATTTACTAAATCAACTGATGTATCCGACCGGCGAATGTGGCGAACTTCATCCATAAAATGAAATGAATTATCCGGCAATCCAGCAGTCATCGCCTCATAAAACTCCGTCTCATCACTTTGAATTAAGAATCGGGTCTTAGGAGATTTTGCTAGAATATCACGAGCTCTAGCAAGATAATCTTCATAGGGAGGCAGGGTAGTCTCATTTACTTTATCATTCCCCCGATAAAAGAGAACACATGTATTCTCAGACTTGATTTTGTATTTCTTTTGGAGATCTTCAACAATCTGGTCTATTGCTGAAGATGGTGTGTAATACCGGCGAATAAAAGGCAGAATATCCTTTAGGGCCAATTTTCTGTAATCTGTAAACTGGTCTGATTGCTTGAACGGAATGGGATGGAAAAAAGAAATCTTACCATTTACCTTTTCCAAGAAAAACTGTTCTATGATTGACTTCTCAGGAGGGTAGTCCGTAGGCGTATATAGACCAAACTGCTGGGAACTATCTATTGTTGTAGGAGGTCGCGTAATTCCGCTGTAGTATTCTAATATCTTCTCAAGGCGAAAAGAGCACTCTGAGAAAAAACCGCTATTCTCCGTTGATGAAACTACAAGGGTCGCAGGAGCACGCTTTTGCGAAGGTACACGCCGCCAAGAAGACATTTTTCTTAGCAGAGGTTATTCTTTTTGGTTGTTACCGAAGGCAGCAACTAGGATTTTGGGTAAGATCTGCTTTAGCAGAACATCCACAACTGAAAAGAGTACGGGATTGACTCTGCTTTAGCCGAGGCACATCTGTAGTGTATCCGCCAAATCATACTTCTTAGAGACGCCATTAAAAAGCAAAAGCCAAGGAGCAGCCACTGCTTGATTCGCTGTGGACCATGCTGCTAATTTCTTCTCAATTCTCCCACAAGTCGCATCTTTCCGCTCCTTGTACTTATCCGATCCAGCAGAAATCTCATCACCCTTATTCTTCGCACCCGGATGGACGAACTCAAAGGTTCCAGTCCAACCATCTTTCTCCAAGATATATCGCATCAAGGAATAAATCTGCATCTGAATATCCCGCAGCAAGGGTGCTATGCTTTTCTGGTTTTCAATTCGCACGACGGAAGCCTTCTTTAGAATTGGTATTCTGGATTCTACAAATACCCGAATCTTCCCAAATACATCTGCTGGAGACATACTTTTCACTTTCGCAGCCTTGTAGGGCATTAAATAGTACTTGGCCACTTCCTCCACTAAAACAGCCTTTGTCTTCTTCTTAGCGTCGGCCCAGCCCAACTCCGTAGCAAATTCACGACAAGTCGCAACCGTCTTAATTTTTTCGGGGTCAACTGCTGAGAAGCCCTTGAATCCCTTCTTGCCGCATTTCTTACATAATAGGGCTTCTGCCTTATACGACCATGAAGCCGGCCCCTTACAGGATTGAACCGAGCAACGTGTAGATAACTGAGCAGATGAATCCGAAACCAAGTTGAAATTCTCCCACAAAAGGATATTCAAGATATTTCCGCTAATATCACGTTCAGCAATACAAATACCCAAATTCTTAATTCCAGGATCAATTGAACAAATTGTTGTCGTCATTATCTTAATGAATACAATATTTGTTTAGACTCTAATTGCCTAGGTTATTTTTGACGCAAATAGCAAAGATAAAGTCTTACATTAAATACGAATCTTTTTGGTTAAAATTCTCAGGAGTAAAAATTTGTGTTTAAGAATTTTATATATTTGATGGATTAGCACATTCGGGGTCTTCTATTACTTCAATCGCGCGAACAGGATTTGTACGCACCCAACGAAGTTGTTCAAGAGTTTCTACATGATATTGCAGTGTTATAATATAGTGATTAAACCGAATATTTATACAACCTTGTACTAAAAGTAGTATGCCAATAATTGTTCCAAAATAATTGTTGAATCCATTTCATCTCCTATTCTTTTGCGTCTTTTGTTTACGCTGTCTTTTTCTCTCAACGATTGTTGGAAGACGCTGTTTAGCAGAAGGAAGAGATCGCGGTAAACGCCGTGAAAGTTGTAATTTAGGCCAAGCATTAACATAAACCTTGGCAAATGCTTCAGGATCACGCCCTTTTTCCTCTTCCTCAAAATACATTTTTAGAAATTGTTCTTTCATAAGATGACTATTCATTCGTGTCATAGCATTACGGAACATAGGCCTATCCTCTTTTGTCAAAACTGTATTTGCTGGAGATCGGCTTGATTCTCCAATACCATACTTGAACGCATCCATTCCCTATTTTCAGCAATTAAATTGTTCGGATGAATTCCCAGCCTAAGTCAACGCAAATCTTCTGCCAGATGTTATCTTGCATATAGAGTTTTTCATGACTTTTCAGCAGGGGAAAACACGGTAAAAAGTCGTCCAGTTCTAGCAGTTGACAAAACTTGTATAAGACGTATGAATATGACAAAAAGTTACTGCGACCCCGTGGGCAATGCCGAATAAAAGACGGCTGAATTTCCTTGAACATGTAACGCAACTTATCCTCCATCTCCCGTGACATAGTGGGAGCACAAAACGCATTCATCCGGTGTAAGATGTGTGGGATATGCTCGTAGAATTTATTCAAATGGAGTTTCTTTAAGACCTCCCGGAGTTTCTGAGGCTTCAGTGTACGTGGATCCGTAATCCGCTCCTTCTTGATTTCCGCCAGAATGTTCTCATATACATCTGCTGGAATCTCAGTACTTTCTTTGGCTTGGAACTGGGCCAACCATTCATTGAAATGGTTAATCTTCTTATAAGCAAAGTATGAGATTTCACGAGGAGGGTCCTTGTAAGAAGGCTTCTCGGAATCCACCAAAATGAAGTCCTGATAGCCACACCCCGGGCAGCCCAAGGTTGCCTCATTGTGATAAAAGACCATCTCTGTTTCACAATGGGGACAAGCACCAAAATCAGGTTCTATGCCAGAACCCGGTAGAATTCCACCACGAATCGCAGTTGGTTCAATGATACTCAAATAACGCTCCAGTGCTTTGTCCCTCTGAAGGCCATTTGAATCTTCTATATCCCGGGCTCGAATAATCCTCTTGACCTCCTTTATCTTCTCCGGAGGCATAGGCTGCGAAATGGACGACTCTGCTTCATCTGTGGCATCACTTCCAGCAGGAACAGGATTACCGCTAAAATAGTTGAGAACACTATTTTGAGGAGTCCGCAACTTACTTGCGGGTTTCTTGTGTCCTACATGATGGCCTGAAGCAATCTTTTCCTGTGAATCATAATAATTAAATAGAATGTCTCCAACTTGTAAAAAATAATCAAGTCGTTCATCATCTTTTTGAAGACGAACGACCTGCTGTTCTAGATCTTGTAATTCTTCGGTCATAACTTTATATTCATCAGAATGAAAGGCCCCGGTGAAGGCGTCAATTTGTTCTTCCTTATCTTTAATTTTTTCTTCTAAATTTGTCACTTGAGCTCTTTTATCATTCATTGTTCGCATTTTCTCAGCATGAAATGCTTCTAAAGTGGTTGGCATCTCCGTTACTTCTTGAGCCGGAGCATCCATAGTATGAAGAACCATGTGAAGAGGTTTTTGTTCAGACATTAACTATACCCTATCTTTGGATGTTCCTTATGTCTGCTCGGAGATGCGGGGATTTCCAAGGAATGTTTACCCCGGGTTCCCTCAGCAGATAGAGAAATCTGCGGCTTTTACTTTTTCACCGACCCCGGCATCCCCAAATTTTCCCATTTTGCCAAAATTATTTTCTTTGTGAAGAATATAACAAATGGGTGGTGGTGGTCTTATGCAGCTTGTAGCCTACGGTGCGCAGGATATCTATCTGACGGGCAACCCGCAGATCACGTTCTTCAAGGTTGTGTACCGCCGTCACACGAATTTCGCGATGGAGTCCATTGAGCAGACGTTCAATGGCACGGCCAACTTCGGCAAGCGTGTCACGTGCACGATCAGCCGCAACGGCGACTTGATCCACCGCATCTACCTCCAGGCTACGCTCCCGAAGGTACAGCTCCTCAGCACGGACGGCTCAGGTGCCCAGTTCCGCTGGCTCAACTACGTCGGCCACAACCTCATCTCATATGTTGAGCTTGAGATCGGCGGTCAGCGCATTGACCGTCACTACGGTGACTGGCTCCAGATCTGGAATGAACTCACGCAGGAGGCTGGCAAGCAGGCCGGCTATGCGGAGATGGTAGGCAACGTTCCGGAGCTCGTGAACGTGCTCGTACAGGGCGGTGAGACCTGCGACGATGCCTGTGCTGGCGGCGAGCCCAACTCCCTCGCCGAGGTTGCCAACTGCGCGCCGGAGTACACGCTCTACATCCCGCTCCAGTTCTGGTTCTGCCGCAACCCGGGCCTCGCGCTCCCCTTGATCGCCCTCCAGTACCACGAGGTCAAGATCAACCTCGAGATGCAGGAGATCAAGTACCTCTGCTGGGACTACGTTACGGGCTCCGCCGCGGCCCACGCCATCCGCGACCGTACCTCCAACAACGGCCTCGTCTCAGCCTCCCTCTACGTCGACTACATCTACCTCGACACGGATGAGCGTCGCCGCTTCGCCCAGGTCTCCCACGAGTACCTCATCGAGCAGCTCCAGTTCACGGGCGATGAGTCTGTAACGTCCTCCAACAACAAGATCAAGCTCAACTTCAACCACCCGACGAAGGAGCTTGTGTGGGTAGTCCAGCGTGACTCTTTCGTTGCCTGCGATGACCTCACGATCAACCCGTGGAAGGGCATGCAGCCGTTCAACTACTCTGACTGGTGGGACCGGTCAGTCCTCGACTCCGGCTACTCCCTCACGCGTGTAGAGGGTCTTGCGGGTGCCAACCCGGTAGCTGTCGCCAAGGTCCAGCTCAACGGCCACGACCGGTTCACGGAGCGTGAGGGCAAGTACTTCAACTTGGTCCAGCCGTACCAGCACCACACCAACATCCCGGCGGTTGGCATCAACGTCTACTCCTTCGCCCTCAAGCCGGAGGACCACCAGCCCTCAGGCTCCTGCAACTTCTCCCGCATTGACAATGCGACGCTCCTCCTCACGCTGACGAACAACACGGTCTCATCCGTGTACTCAGCCCGCGTCCGCGTCTACGCCGTGAACTACAACGTCCTCCGCGTGATGAGTGGAATGGGAGGCCTTGCGTATAGCAATTAGAAACCCACCCATCTTTTTGGTGTGGGTTTTTTACTAAGGATTCATATAAAATTGAATCCCTGGAATAAAACATTCGTAAATATTATATATTTAGGAATGGGTAGACCTGGTAAGGATATAGTTGATTTTATTGAAGTATCATTAAATGGAGCAGAATATATAGTATGTACAATCATTTATAATAATTCAATGTTGCAGAAATTTGTAATTGACAAGGAAGACTTTGAAAAAGTAGATAATCGCTATTGGCATTATAAAGTAGACGGCAGTTATATATCTTCTTCATTCTGTACAAAGGATGGTTTAGAAGTCCCTCCAAAAATGGGTGGCATTAAAAAAGAATTATATCTTCACAACTTTGTTATGGGTCGCTTGATATTTCCTGGAAAAGGAGCAACTGAATCTATAGATCATATTAATGGTATCGGTACAGATAACAGAAAAGTTAATTTGCGGTTGATTTCACAAACACAGCAGAATTATAATACAAAGAGAAGGGCTAGAGTAACAGTCTTGCCAGATAATTGTGGTATTTCAGCAGAAAATATTCCGAGAAACATTTATTACATGAAACCAAATGGGCATCATGGAGACAGGTTTGTTGTAGAATTGAAAGGTCTACCAGATGGTGATGTGGAGTGGAAATCTACATCGTCAAAAAGTATTCCTTTGCTAGAAAAGTTAAATCAAGCAACGATTAAATTAAATGAACTGTATTCTATACATAATCTTCACCAAGAAGACGAGACAGATTTGAAAAAGAAACTAGCAGATGAATATAATCAGATTTTAGAATTGGCTACTATGTCTCATGAATAATGCGTGTTATTAATTGAGGACACTTTAGCTAATCATATAAAAAACATTCGTAAATATTAGATATTTAGGAATGCCTAGAAATACAAAACCAATAAAAGACCTTATTGTACCTAAACCAACTCCTCCAGCCCAGCAGCTACAACCGCAGAATCAAAAACCCACACTAGCATCATCTGTCATAGAAGGCATGGCCTTTGGCGGTGGCAGTGGCCTTGCTCATGCTTTCATCGGTCGGCTTTTCAGTGGTCGCAGTGAATCAAAAGCCGAAGATAAGAAAACGCAGTACACACATTGCTTGGAAATCACAAAGAACAATTATGAAGCGTGCGAACATTTACAAATGTAAAGTAGATGGCTGTCTTCAATGACCCAATCAAGCCGCCAAAAATTAAGGCAGGATATGGAACTGCGAAGAAAGCCCGGAACACTATCCGACGTTTAAGAAAAGAAACGCGGAAGCAACAAAGGCAAACTGCTAGAAGCATGTTTTATCGGGCAAAGTATCACAAATATCAGACTTCCGGTATGCGGGATGCGATGAAAATTTACGGTGATTTTTTAAAATTCACTAAGTAGAAAATGCTTCGTTCTCTCTTCTGCGTTTTTGCTTTTACAACAGCGACAGCAGAATATGGCTGCTCAAGTTTCACACAATTAACGCACACCGCATCTGGCTGCCCTGCTAATCAAGGCAACCCTGACTGTAGTTTTATTCAAGCGAATGCCCAGCAGTTCTGTTCTACTGCTGCGACAAGTTGGGAAATTATAAATGGACCCAACTGTAACTTACGCGGAGCATCGTATGGATGTATTTTTGCCTCGGGTCTGTATTCAACAACTGACCAATTTTGCTGCCCACTGATTATTATTGGAGCAGTACCAACCGCGACTGCTTCTGTGACTGCTTCTGTGACTGCTTCTGTGACTGCTTCTGTGACTGCTTCTGTGACTGCTTCTGTGACTGCTTCTGTGACTGCTTCTATTTCCTCAGCCTCAGCCTCAGCAACAACTTGGCCCACATTTTCAGTGACTGCTAGTCCTCAACCTACGCGAACTGCGGCCGCATCTTTAACTTCACAGCCAACACAAACGGCCACAAGCACAGGAACTTTTACAGCCATTCCTTCCACTAATATCACTATAGTTTATGTACAAACCACTGATTCATCTATCCAAAAAGGTTACGCAGCAGCCATTGGTCTTTCTGCTGTCTTTGGATTTGTAGTTCTCTGTGTGTGCTGCGGCATTGCCATCAGAAGGAGACCAGCAAAGCCCGATGAAATTATAAGACAAGTAACCTTAGTTGAACGCAGAAAGTCAATTGCAGAAGAAGGTAAAGAACGCAGAAAGTCTACGCTGGAAATTCGTACTGTAACGGATACTAAAAATTGAGCCCGCAGCATAGTAAGATAAAAGCCAAGGAAAATGCCTCAACATCGTCGTAATCGTTATGAGTTTGAGCATCCGGATGATCCCCTTCCAAATGGTCTCCCACTCCCAGCAGTAAATGCAAATGTCTTTCATCCTCCAGTGCCAGCCCCTCTCATCCAGCACATTGACAATCAGAATAATCGTCTGCTAGAAGCTGCTCTTAAGGCAAGTCTAGAAGGTTATGGACTAGAAGAGGCAAAGGAGGAAAGCCGTGTACTAGCAGGCGATGAACTCTATAATCAAGTGCTTGAGCAACTACCCTATCTTAAGCCCGCCAACCGCCAAACACTTCATCTTATTACTGGTCTAGATGATATCATTAGTAATGAGATTAGCCACCCAAGCCCTTCAAATGTTGCTGAACTCAAGCGTATCCAGCAGAATCTTCAGAAGTCTCTTGATACAGGTGACCCTGCCCGAGCAGAGGACACCGATGCCGCTATCTCATTCATTGCTGGATACGATGTTTCCACCATTAAGGGTGCGGTTTTCCCCCGTCTTGAGTCAGAGCTAGTACGTCTGCAGTTTGAAGAAGCAGAGGCAGAAGCTGAAGAGATGAAGCAGACAGAGGACGAGCAGATTCGTCAAGCTCTTGAGGATTCAATTATTGAGGAAGCCCTTCACAAGGCCGCAGCAGAAAAGCAGGCGGAGGAAGAGCGGGAGGCAAAGTCTCTAGCAGAGAAAACACCGCAGACTGCCGCTGAACGTCGTGCTATTCGTCTTGCTGCTCTTGACCGTCTTGAGGCAGCCGCTAAAGTAGCCAAAAATCCGTAGGACATTGGAGAAATTTGGTGTAGTCCACATTGATAGTCTCTATCAATGAAACATCTTTGCGTTTGAACACAGCCGAACCCCGTCCATCCTCAAATTTCCGTACCAAATCATATTTGCTAGAAGCTAAGAGTTCAGCAAAAGCCGCCTTATTTTTACAGAGATTTACATCCACCAAAACCCACATTTTTGGCTCAAGAGTCTTCAAGCTACTAAAATCTCCAATGCTAGAAAAATCCCCACCATCTAGCACAATTATATCAAACTTCTCAGATAATAAAACATAGGGGGCCTTCAACCACAAGTGATGTTCGCGGTCATACATTATATCGTAGATTTGCCGAAGTTGTAAGGGATTGGGCATCTCGGCCAGGTCCTCCCGTAGCAAAAACTCAGTCTTATTCAAGCGACCCCAGATAAATTGAAGAAACGATGTGCTCAGCCACTTACGATTATTAATATATTGATACCGAGCCTTGTGAATAGCCGGTTCATTAATGTCAAACGAATACATGCGGGCATTCTGCTCCGTACGATGTAAAATCCCGTTTACTAAAGCACGTGTTGTTCCCATACCTGAGCCGGTTCCCACTTCTAAGAATGTTTTAAACTCAGGGCTTGCTCCAGCAAGAACTAAATATGTAAAAAGGTCATGATTTTCGGCAAAGTCAGCCATCCTTTTACCTTAAAACAAAATTCCCCTAAACTTTAAACCAATAAACTCTGTGGGTCAATATATTGTAAAATAGAAGAAGACTTATTTTCCCGTATCCATACCAGCAGTTCATTCTTCGGAATATTCTTTGCTAGATACCCATCATACCACGGTAAATGCTTTGCTGTAAAAGGACCGCCTACACGCAGATTCCTGTTCTCATCATGTGCTGTATTCACTAAACAAAAAGTGGTATCAGTTGGAGCAATATACAAGATATAATCAGGGTCTTCAATTTGGTTCTGATAATATCCTGACTCAATTCCATGAACAAGTTTTCCATAGGAGCCAGCAATAAATTTTTCAGGCTCTGAAATATCTAAGGCCAACCCTACCTTCTGTAATCCATAACGCCGTGAAATGACCATGAGATGTTCCACAACATTTGCGGGCATAGCCGGATTCAATTCTAAATCAGGATCGCTGATAACATATAATGAAGGAAGTAAATCCATCCGCTTCTTATAAACCTTATGCCCGTAGTTCTGATCCAGCATGTATAATGTTAAACGTTCTTTGAGTTCCCCTTTCAAGACTCGGTAATAATCTAGCAGAGGCTGGAATGTACTATTGTTGTCAAGTATTATGATAGGATATTTCCATCCGCAAATCTGTTCCACAAATTTTTTGACGAAAAAAAGATTATTCCATGCGATTATTACAATGGGAATTTGCGTACAATCTTCCATTAAAATATAAAATGAAGAAACAAATGAATTTGGAAGTAATTACGCAGAAGTATCCGTCTGATAAGTGCAAGCAGTGGGGTCATAACTATATTCCTGGATATGAGGACCTGCTTAAAGATATTCGTTTTAAGGCTAAGACTGTGCTAGAAATTGGAATTGGTTGCGGACCACATGAACGGGCTATGCTGGGGAGCTGCCCCGCATACAAGAGCGGAAACAGCATTCGCATGTGGCGTGACTATTTCTCTAATGCGAAAGTATACGCAGTAGATATCCTACCAGAGGGTATGATTGTGGGTGAAGACCGTATTCAAACCTTTGTTGTAGACCAGAGTTCGGAGAAGGACCTACTAGATCTTACGCAGAAGGTTGGTGGTTCGTATGATTTCATCTGCGATGACGGCAGCCATATGGCCCAGCATCAAGTCTTTTCCTTCAAGGTGCTGGAGAAGTTTGTAAATCCGGGTGGAATCTATGTAATTGAGGATGTTCAGCCTGAATGGATAGATAAATTCAAGGATCTCAGTATCTTTGGCCACGAATATGCGGACTATATTCGCAAGAATTACACGGTAGTCTCATATGATACCCGTGAAGAAACTGGCAAGAAGGATGATTTTCTACTATGTTTTATCAAGGATGACAAGGATGCTAAGCCTCAAAAGCCGCAGGCCCAAACCCAGACCGATGTTTTCGTAATTCTCCGTTGCATACGCAAAGAGGAAGACCGTGAACTTTGGAGACGCTGTTACACATCAATCCGGTATTATTATGATGCTCCAATAGTCATTATTGACGATAATTCATTACTGCTAGATGAAATGGATACGCGTACCCTAAATACAACAATCACCAAGAGCGACTATGCTGGAGCAGGTGAAGTTCTCCCCTTCTATTATTTTTTGAAGGATAAATGGGCTGGTGCTAACCGTATGATTTTTTTCCACGACTCTATGTTTATGAAGCGTCCTTTTACTAAGGATGAGTTGGAAGGAAATCTCAAGTTCTTCTGGCATTTCAGCGACCACGCCACCGATGACGACGCCCAGATTGAGTCTCTTCTACAGTTTGTGCCGCATGGCAATGAACTTCGTCAACTCAATAAACAGAAAGACGCTTGGAATGGCTGCTTTGGCTTAGCCTCCATTATTGACTGGTCCACGGCTAAAGCACTAGATGACAAGTATGGCTTCGCATCTTTGCTAGTAAATTTTGTAAAGAACCGCGATGAACGTATGGCCTACGAGCGTATTTTCGGTCTTATTGCATTTAATGAACAGTTGGTTAATAAGAAGAACTGTTCAGCATTTGGCTCCATTCATGATTATCCGGGAAGCTGGCAGGCAGATTTTGAGTGGCAGATAAAGAATCAGAAATTATATCCTTATGCTGTAATGAAGACATGGTCTGGCCGTTAGAATCAAAGGTGAATCATGTAGTTAGGATTGGCTCCTAAGAAAGCAATAACAGTTACCATAAAAAAAACGTAAATTATGACTTCAATAAACTTTTGTTTTCCCGCAATTAGGCGGATAGCAATATCAGTAATTCCCCAGACG